TCGTTAAATTCTGCAAGGCGTAATTCCCAAACTGCTGACACAGTACCGACCATATTGGGACTAATGTTCATACCACGCATTAGGGCAATGGGCTTAAAGTCTGCTGACATCTTAGCGCCAGCTACAACAAAGTCGTCAAACATACCTTCTAGTTCGCCGCAACACTCACTGGTTTTTTCGCGGAGGTGGTCTTGAATTGTAAGTTTTTGTTGTGCCACTTCGCCGTCAGTTGCTTCTATCTTTTTAGCTTCTTGTTTTGATTTAAGCATCGCGCTGATTTGATCATCAATAATGCACTGTTCATGGTCTGTAAGTAGTAAGCCGATTAATGTCATACGGCAAACCCAGGCTGGTGTTAGACGGATTTGACTGTCTGGAATACCACGCATTAGTCGAGCATCTTTAGGACGATGGTTGTGTTCTAAATAATGACACAGCATATCTTTGGCATCTTTTTTACCGTAGTGATAGCCATACCATTGGAAGGCTTTAGCAAAGGAAGAATTGCGATTTTCCTCTGTGGGTTGGAATTTCCACTCGGGTTCGAAGCCCACATATTTGGTTTCAGCACCTTTTGGATTTAGTCTTTTAATTACAATTTCAGTTTTTGATTTTGCCATAGCTTTCATTATATATTAAATATTGTGTTAGGTCAACCGAGCAGGTTTGCAAAGGTAATATGTTGTTCTAAATTGGTTAGTAAACTATCTACTGTTTTCACAAGTTCTCGGTAGCGTATGGATTCTCGGTGCATTCTGCGACATTCTACACTTTCCATATCGGCGGCCACAATGGCTTGATCTATTGCTCTAACCATTTTAAGCAAATCTCGACGGGCCACTTTGTTTTTGACCTGTGCTATGTGTTTTTCAGCAGAATCTAAGCGTTGAAAGAGAGTATCCATTTTGTAATTATACGAGCTTTTGAATTACTAGTCAATCTAACCGCTAAATACTATATTATGCCACGCCTGAGTCTATACCGCCCAAATCGTACCTCTGATTATCAGTTCTTAGATCGTACAATCTCCGAACAATATACAGTCGGGGGTGTCGACATATATGCTCACAAATACCTCGGTCCTCAAGGAGCCGGCACTGACAACGGCAATAATGACGCTACTATTCCAAATTACGGTAGTACAAATCCGTTGTTTATTGAGGATTTATTATTATTAGAAAATCGAGATCGTGTTTATGATCCGGATGTTTTTATTATGCGTGGGGTTTATCGTCAGCAGGATATAGATTTTGATCTAAGTCAATTTGGCCTATTTTTAAATAATGACACCCTGTTTATTACCTTTCATTATAATGATATGATAGATTTCTTTGGTCGTAAGTTAATGAGTGGCGATGTGTTAGAATTACCAAATTTAAAAGATTATAATCCTCTAGACCAGTCGATACCAAGAGCATTACCTAAATATTATGTAATCCAGGATGCCGCATTTGCAGCTGAAGGATTTAGTTCTGTTTGGTTGCCACACCTATGGCGAGTTAAAGCTACTCCGATGGTCAATGCTCAAGAGTTTAGTCAAATTGTTAATCAACCATTTGAACCAGAAAATATTTGGGACAACGGCAACTTTTATCCGGTAGGAACAATAGTTAATTCTGGCGATGTATACTATACCGCCAAGACTAATGTTCCACCCGGAGCCGATATTACAGATACTACCTATTGGACACAGATATTAAAGCCCACTACTGTTGGCGATATACAATCAACCCGTCCTAAAGATTTAGCAATCAATGACGCATTGTTAACCCAGGCCTATAACGATGTTCCTCTCAGTGGCTATGATAATGTTAAGTTTTATATTTTACCGACTACGCCCACTGGAGAGCCGGCCGCTGCCGGACTAACCGCTGACGAAACTTGGCCAACTGTAGATGGCACACAAACAGGTGAAGGTATTACACCAAAAGGGTTTGGGTATGTAGCAGGGTATCTAACAGGTGATACTCATGCTCCTAACGGCCTGCCAGTTACTCCTGGTGTACAGTTTCCTCCAACACCAGTGCCTGGCGATTATTGCCTAAGATTAGATTATTTTCCAAATCGGTTGTTCCGATACAATGGTAAGGCATGGTTGGCCATCTCCGACAATGTTCGTACCGATTTAGATCTAGCAAGTGGCGCACTCACACAACGAGCTGGCTTTGTAAACAATACTTACACCGTGAGTACTACTGATCAAGGTAATATTCCAAGTCGGCAGAGTCTTAGTCAGATACTTAAACCCGATGCCGACAACGGTAACCAAGGTGGCAATATTACACCACCTAACCCAAGACCTCCAGGACGATAATGGCACAATTTTTTTATGATTCTCAGATCAGGAGGTTTTTATTACAGTTCGCCAGAATATTCTCAAACTTTGATGTTGAGTATGGTGCCAACGAGGCCGCACAAGGACCTGGGAGCGCAGAGGATACTTTAATCCGTGTTCCGGTACGCTATGGTGATGCTAGTCGTCAGGCACAGACAATTTTACAAAATAATTCGGCCAATGATATGCCAGCAACTCCATTAATGACATTTTATATCACTGACTTAAAATATGATCGGCCTAGAATACAAGATCCAACTTATATAAGCAATGTACAGATTCGTCAACGCACATATGATGGGGCCACTAGTACTTACGAAACCACACAGGGTAATGCGTTTACTATCGAACGATTAATGCCAGTTCCGTACGAAATGACTATAAATTTAGATATCTGGACTTCAAATACTAACCAAAAAATGCAACTGTTAGAACAAATTTTAGTCTTGTTTAATCCTAGTTTAGAAATACAAAGTACTGATAGTTTCCTTGACTGGACCAGTTTAAGTGTGCTGTATCTCAAAGATTCCAGATGGGCTAGTCGTACAATACCTGTTGGCATTGACAATCCTATTGATATTGCTACACTAACATTCACCTTGCCATTGTGGATTACTAGTCCGGCCAAAGTTAAAAAACTTGGAGTGATCGAGCGCATTATTGCATCAGTGTACGATGCTCAAGGCGATCTTAATAATGCGTTAACCAATAGTGATTTATTATTAGGCACAAGACAAAAATTTACACCTTTTGGATATCAGGTATTATTAATTAATAATAAACTACAGGCCTTGCGATATGACAATATCATAGACGAGCCTAATACCAATCTAGTGCCACCAGATAGTCCACCGACTAATTTGCTATGGCACAATGTAATCAACATGTACGGCACATTAAGGCCAGGTATTAGTTATGTTACTTTAGAACAACCAGACGGCACCGATGTAATGGGTACCGTGGCCTATGACCCAACTGATGATAGATTTTTATTGTTTACTCCTAACGATGGCACTATTCCAGGAAATACCTTATTGCCAGTCGATGCTGTAATTGATCCATTGGCCAGCGGGCCTGGAGCCGGCTTATCTGCAGCAGCTGCAGGTCAACGCTATTTGCTGACCGAGGCCACAGGATCATATGATAATCCAGGAATGACCAATCCCGAAGCATGGTCGGGCGTTGATGGGCAACCATTGGTCGCACATGCAAACGATATTATTGAGTATGATGGTGCTCGGTGGACTATTGCATTTGACAGTACCACTAGCCCCAATAATATGCAATATGTTACAAATATCACAACAGAAATACAATATCGATGGACTGGTAATATGTGGGTTAAGAGTTATCAAGGTCTCTACCCCGGAGGCGCATGGAGTCTAGTTCTATAACAGCCGTCGGCGTTTGGTTTTATAGTGTGGATACTCAGCGGTATCTGTACCTCATGCGAAACGATCCTAAGCACCCGCACTGTTGGGGTCTTCCTGGGGGCAAAAGCGAACTAGGCGAATCCTTAGTCGATACCATGACTAGAGAGTGCCAAGAGGAATTGGGCAACATGCCAGAGTATTTGCGACTAATGCCACTAGAAAAGTTTACTACAGCTGATGCTGGATTTTCGTATAACACATTTTTTTGTAGTGTTGCTCACGAATTTGTGCCGGTTCTAAACGACGAGCATATTGGGTATGCTTGGCTTGATTCAGGAACTTGGCCAAAACCCATGCATCCTGGTTTATGGAGTACCGTAAATTTTGATGCTGTGCGTGATAAAATTACAACAATAGAACAACTAGTTCAAACATCGCAATAGCTAATAAATTCTCTGTAGGTAAGATTTTTAGAATTGCTGGCGTCCATCCATATATCAGGCATGTTGTTACTTTCACCAATCATATAAAATAGTGTGCCGGGGTATGCATCCATAACAGTACGGCACTGATTGGTCCAAGTTGGGCTTTCTATTCGTGTTTCACAATTATATCCTAACATGAATATTTCTTGGTGGCCATCAAATGCCGCTAGGTATAATATTTGAGCAATGTCTAATAAATGTGGATTCTGTGGTATTAAATAAAATTCACCAGGGTAAGCTAGACAGTTTCTTGGGTTAGTATACACTGTATTAGTTGTTTGATAACTACTGTTTAATATTGCTGTAAGTTCGGTTGTGTTGGTTTCTACTGTAAAATCTAAACGCATTTGTTGGGCTATTTCACCTACACCATAAGTCTGTAATTTTTTACTTCCTAGTAATCCGCCACGATGTCGTTGCAGCATTGTATAATTAAAGGTTCCTTGATCAAATGTGCTACCAATACAAGCGGCACGCCCAGAGATGTGTTGATTCTCAATGGGGTTAG